GTATACACAAACAATAGTAACTCCTAATTTTTTTTGAGCATCGGTAAGTCTTGGTATTCTGATATTGTTTTTATAAATTTGTGGTGTTTTAACATCTAAAAACAATGTGGTGCTGTCCTTAATAGCAATAATATCTATTAACCCAGTAGAACTTATATTTCTAAATACTTCATACTCATCTTTCAATAGAATACCACATGCAATTATTTCAAGTATATCTCCTTTTCTAGAAGTTGTGTACCCTTTTAGTTCTCTTTTGTGAAATTTTGTCATCAGTAGTATACTCCGTGTGTTACATCTATGTTACAATTTATCATGCCATGCCACCCATTAATTTTATTTTTAGATATACAGATATGACGTACATTGTTTTCTACTTCACTTGAACCTGTCTTACCTATACCTATAATCATGTCAGCTTCACCAGCTTTACCTGTCTTACTGTTGTCCAACATGGCATAATCTATAAATGGTCGATCATGTGCTTCGTAGCTTGCTTGGGAAACTGCCCACATTAAAAGGTTATTACGTTTAGCTATCTCTCTAGCATTTATGTAAATTTCCTTCAGCCTTTCATCCCCTCGACCAAATTCTCCACGCACCTTAAACTTGTCAAGCTGATCACAAAACATGACATCTGGCTTATTTAACTGTGCGTATTCGTTGACTTCATCCACAGAAGTTCCAACAGAATCCATAATAAAAAGAAAGGGTTGTATCTCGTTCTTATACCTTTCTCTTAACGAGTCACGTTGCTCATGCAATTCGTGTATAGTCTTGTTGAAATGACTTTGGATTATTCTTAATTTTATTTTGTGGGCAGGTTCTTCATTTGCCCAATACACAACTTTCTTTTTTTGCTTTACATAACTTGATGCAAGAAACGAACAGAAAGTAGTCTTGCCCACTTCTGGTCTAGCAAATATAATACCTAGATTACCTCGCCACATTCCATTAATATACTCCTGCAGCAAACTCCAATCAAAAGGAAAATCTGGTGTTCCTGTTCCTGTGTCAAGCAACTCATCAAGGTTACTGTCAATCTCCGTATACGTGGCTTTGTCTGACATCTTACCATCTTCAATCGTATCCACTATACGTTGCAACTCACCAAAATCTTCTGACTCTCCTGTAAAGATAGCTATCGCTTTCTCGCCAACTTGCCTTGCTCTGTCACGCAACCAGAAGTTTTTAACTATGTCCATCTGTAAATCAAAGTTGTTAGCATCTGGTGGTAAAGACTGCACTACACCCATTATCTCTGTCTTAGATGACGATGGCATTGCTGGATTTTTATCTATGTGCAACGCATACAATTCATCTTTAGAAATGTTCTTTTCATACGTTGTGTGTGCGTGTACAATAGTATTATACAATTCTTTTACTTGACCAGAGAACATAGTAGGATCAAGTATATTTTTTACTTTATGAAAAAACTCATAGTCAAGGCAAAAGCCTATGACTTTATGGTCAATCGATATATTTTCTAATGATTCGTTCACGTTCTTCATCCTTTAAATTTTTTAAATCGTCTGGTAGAAAAGCCACACTACACTTCACAAACTGTGAAATCTTGCGTGACAATTCTACAGCTTTAGCAGTAGCATCTTTGTCTAACGCTACCACTACTTTTTTATATTGTTTTAACACATCTATGTGAGATTGCAAGAGATTTGTTCCAAGTAGTGCTATGCTCGATATATAACCATAAACACTACAAGCAGAAGGGCAATCCTCCACGACAAAGACACTATCAACATCACTATTAATATGAAATCCTGAATTAGACTTTCCATATCTATACCACTTTGGCTTTCTATTGGTTAATGATTTACCTACTGCATCCACAATTTTTTTATCCTCTTTGACAAGGAACACAACACGATCTTGCCGAATGTCATACATAATATCTACTACATTATCTAGATAGGCACGATAAGAATGTACTGAACGTACATAGTCCAATGCTTTCTGATTACGTGTCAAAGGAACAAACGTATCTGGGATTTCAAAAGGTACATCTTTTGGTTTAGGTTTTAAAGTTGGCTTGGTGGGTTGCAGAACTGACGTTGCATTGGATGTTGTCAGACGTTTACCAGTTCGACCCTTAGTATCGCAATTCGCATAGAAACAATTATACATTCTTTCATAGCCAGTATCACGAACACTAAAAGTATTCTTCTTCTGACAAACTGGACAATCCAAACGCAACGAACCAAATGGTTGCAACGTCAACTCTTCAACATAGGAATTAAGCCACTTTCTAGTCATGGCAAAACACTAACACAAAAATTATTTTTAAGTCAAGTAATTTTTTTTCTTGACAAGGGATTGACAAATCGATTACACCTTATTTAAACCTACCCTATGGAGTAACCCTATATGAAACTACCTAACTTAATTAATCCGATAGCTAGAGCATTATTGATGTCTAGAAGAAGAACACAATATGTACCTAATAAAAAAAAGAAGGATGAATCTAGAAAAAATAAAAAATGGAAAAAAGATGTTGACAAGAGTTTTATGTATGATAAAAGGGGGTAATTTTTAATCAATAGAAAGGTAGGTCTATGACCCAATATTATAGTAACTCTAAAGAAGAGTTTGTGAATATAAATGATATGCACCATCAACATGTATGGTATGCATTTAAAAAACTTTGTGACAGATTAGAAGAATTAGCATTAACTCAATCAATATGGGAAGATGATTCGTTTAATCCTGTTACTCTTAAAGAATTGAAAGCATTGAACAATGGTTATGTTCGTAAAGATGTTTATGAAATGTTGTTTGATAAGTGTGAACAACTAGAGAAAAATGTTAACTCTCGAATGGTGTTTAAACTTGAAAAGGAAGTATCTCGATTAAGACAACAGATTAGAGATATGTATGCTGAACAATCCCATTCAGCACCACGATATTATTTTTCTAACATCCCAAATACTGAAAGTGGCAGAGATGTAGTTTATAAAATGAGAAAATGGCTTAATAAAGATCGATACTTTATGAGAGTCAGAGGACAGTATCTTGATAAATCTAAATTAGGAAAGAATGAAACTTGGAGAGACTATGATGATGGTCAGCCATTAAGTAAATCTAGATGTATTCGTGTGTATATAGATCAGAAGAAGGAGAAGAAGTAATGAACAGACGTATGAGAGATTTTAGAGATGGTGTAGCAGATGGCTTATTGTATGGAGAAAGAAAGAAAGGTGAGCGATCACTTGCCTATAAGCAAGGCTATGACTTTGGATTGTATCTGTATAATCAGCAAATTGAATCATTAAAAACTAACGGAAGATATTTTATCTTTCCTTCACCATCTTATTAGGGAGAGTGCATAATGGAAAAAGACTTTAAATTGTTAATCAAATATACTCAAGAGGACATAGATAATTTGTTTTGGGATTATGATCGTATGTCTACGAGTGGTCAAGAAACTCTTGATCGTTTAGCCAAGATGTACAATATGAGATATGAGCGTGAAACACAAAATTTATATGGTCATAAAGGAGAGTTTGATGCCCTATTTAAATAATCATTTTCATGTGCATGACCATGAATCAGAAGTATCCTTTCAGATAATTGGTAAATCTAATTTTATGAGATGGTTGAACGATCATGCAAATAATGATAGGTATTCTTTTTTTTCTACCTATACAAAATTAAATAATTATTTAAAAGAAAGAGGAAAGGATTACAGATGAGAGTATATAGTTCGTTTGATGGAATGTCATGTGGTCAAGTTGCTTTGAAACGAGCAAACATTCCAGTAAGTACCTATCTAGCTTCAGAGATAGATAAGTATGCCATAGCAGTAGCACAGTATAACTTTCCTAAAACTGTGCAGATGGGTGATATTAACAATGTCAATCCCCATGACATTAAAGATATAGATTTGATGATAAGTGGTTCACCTTGCCAAGACGTATCTTTTAGTGGAAAGGGAAAAGGATTGATTGATGGTGAACGATCTAATCTGTTCTTTAAATGGGCAGAACATCTAGACATCATCAAGCCTAAATTTTTTTTGTTGGAAAATGTGCGAATGAAACAGGAGTATCAAGATATTATTTCTGATATTCTTGGTGTGCAACCCACTATGATTCCATCAAGTTTAGTTTCTGCACAAAAGAGAGATAGATGGTATTGGACAAACATTCCGTTTGAGATGCCTAAAGATAAGAATATTTATCTAAAGGATATTGTTGAAGATGGTGTGGTTGATAGAGATAAATCTTTTTGTCTAGATGCTAACTATTGGAAGGGTGGAAATTTACGTTCATACTTTGTCAAGAATAGAAGGCAATTAGTTTTTGACAACCACAGATGTATTCAAGTAGGGATAGCTGATGTCAAAGGACATGACGTATTGAAAAGAGTTTATTCTAGGGAAGGAAAGTCACCAACATTGAATAGTATGAATGGTGGCAATCGTGAACCTAAAGTAATCTGTGGTCAGATGATTGGAAGGAAGATCAACCCTAAAACCAATAAGCGAGATGACTACAACCCCAACATCAAAACCGAGCAACGTATTGAATTGCGAGGTGATGATAAAACTGGAGCATTGACAACTGTACAAAAAGATAATCTAGTCGTCACAGATAAATATTGGAGAGCATTAACCCCAAAAGAATGTGAGAGGTTGCAAACATTAGATGATGACTATACTATGTTTGGAGATTTTGACACTCCCCCCAATATAATTGATGATGATTATTTTATAAAACCTATATCCAAGACACAACGATATAAGATGTTGGGGAATGGGTGGTGTGTAGATGTTGTCGCAGAAATTTTTAATGGATTAAGGAGAGTTTTATGAGTAAAATATTTTTATTAGAAGGTGAAGTTAAATTAAATCGAGAAGATAGAATTCGTATGTTGCGTAACTTTAATAAGTTAAGGCAAACAATTCAAACCATAGAGGAATGTCAAGACTTGTGGCTATCTGACATTGCTAACTTACAAAAACTTCATTGCGATATGCACCAGTTACTAGAG